TTATTTTAATAATTCTATGGCTTTTCGTAGCTCACGAATAGTCTTATGCGTGTATACCCTGGTGGTAATATCGCCTTGTTTGTGGCCTAGTAAAGAACGCAATGTATTGGGCGGGGCTACCGAGTCAAGTAAACTTGCAAATGTATGACGAGTGTCGTGGATAGTATGTTTACAATTTAACTGTTTCATAATATCCTTGAAATTCTTATGGAATGTTGTGTAACTGATGGTAAATAGATATACTCCGGTGCTGGTGTATACTTGTTCTATTAGTGGCATGATGCGGTGATGTATAGGAATGATACGGCCTTCACCAGCTTTCGTTTTAGCGCGTCTTACGACGAGATATGACGATCGCCTATGGATGTCTTTCTTACGTAAATTAAGAAGTTCACCTATGCGGAGACCGGTGTATAGCAGTATTAAAATCATATGAGAGTAAGAAGTATCTACTTCCCATAATTTGTTAATTTGTTGGCGAGTAAATACTTTTCTCTGAATCGTTGGTACATTGGGGCCTAGGTTCAAGTGTAGGGTGTAATTCGTGATAGCGCAATCCTTGATGATTGCGTAATTAAATAATTGATTAAGTAACGTACGGACTTTCTTACATGATGAGTAGGAAAGTCCTTTTGCGTGCATGGAATTAATTACGTTCTGAAGGTGCTGAAAATGAATATTCGTGATAGGCATATCCGATATGTTGGATATGTGTTTAAAAGCAATGTGATAAGACTTAACAGCGCTATCAGAAATAGACTGAGAGTGAATAGGCAGCCACTCGTTAAATAGTTGCCTTAATGTAATGGTATTGCGTTGTCTACGGTTTAATATAATAGCGTAACGGCGCATAATTTCACCTCCGAAAGGATACTACTATGAATCAATATGTATTTATTTTAAACGAACAAGGGGAACGCATTACTTCCTTTGTTGATAATACGGTTAGCAAAGATGAATTACTAGATCATGCTAAGAAAGAGTGGCCGGATGCAGCAGATTATATTTACTCTGCAGATGGTGATAGCATGCTCGATGAGTTCATGAAAGGTAAATTCTATGTGGATGGTAAATTTATTGAACCACAAGCAAAAGAACCTACCAAAGCCGAAAAGATTGCTGAAATTAGAAGCTATTACAACAAACGTTTTGAAACACTAGAACAAATGGTATTAAGACGTCGATTAATTAACGGCGATATTACCGATTTGCAAGAACAGTTTAAAAAACTCAATCAAGAAATGGTATTAAAAATTAAGGCGGTGAAATAATGGAAGCGTTTGAAGTTAAAAGCGATATTCCTGTAATGCGATTCTGTGAGTGGTGCTATGCAACGTTGAATCAAGACGGTACCTGCCCAACAGAAGGTTGTATTCACAATGATTTAATGGATTTAGAAGAAAGCACAGAGGGTGAATAATGTGGACATGGGAATTTGAGCTAAATGATATTCTAACTACATTATCAATCGTGGTAATTATAGGCGGTGCAAGTTACCGCCTTTTAATTTTGCCTATATTACTTAGGAACAAGGAGAGAATGGATAGACTAAATGAGATCCTTGTTGAATTGAAAGAGGAAATCAAACTATCAAGAGAACAACGGACTAAAGAATATGCAGAACACGTTAAGTTGGTAACACGTGTTGATGGAATTGAAAACAGGGTTGATGAGTTAAGAGGTGATTTTCATGAATTTACCGCAAAATCTTATTAATTCTGTAAGAAAAATATATACTTCGGTTAGGGTGGCGAAAGTCCACCCTACTTTAGTATGGGGAGCCAGAATACTCATATTTATTATGCTAACACCAATTATATTGGCAACCATGGCTTATGCGATTTCATTTTATTTAGGCGAAATTTCTAGTGCGAACGATAAGATCATAACGATGGGGGCATTCCTAATTGATCATATGTTTGGAGCACCAGGTGTAATCGCATCGCTTACAGGATTAATATGGCTTAGTGTTGATAGAAATGGCGATGGAATACCAGATAAATTGGAGGAACAACCTAAAATAACACTATTACCAAATGTTACAGAAAGGAGTGATAAGAAGTGAGAAAAGGGTTTGATATTTCAGCATGGCAAGAGAACGAAAACGGAACACCTTATTATGATTATTGTCACATGCAACAAGCCAAAGCAGAAGGTAATGAATTTATAATTATTAAATTAGGTGAAAACTATAATATTGATGAATTCTTTGAACAACATATTACCGCAGCATTAAATGCAGGCCTTGAAGTAGGTGTATATTATTTTAGCCACGCATACGATGAGGCAACCGCAGTACAAGAGGCGGAATGGGTGATTAACACGCTCAATAGTTATGGATATACTGATTACCATTTGCAAGCTGGTATTTGGTATGACTACGAGGAGCATCGCCAATTACGTAATATGATTAATGCTGGTGCATTAACTAGCCAAGGAATGACGAATTGCATTAGTCGGTTTGTTAATACATTATGGAGTGCTGGATTTCAAAATGTAGGTGTATATAGTGGTTATTCTTTATTGTGGGATGAAACATATGCATATAGTCAAATGCCAAGCGTTCCTGTATGGTGTGCACAATATGATCCACAATGTGATTATCCAAATATCAGAATTTGGCAATATAGCGATTGTGGAATGGTAGCTGACAAAGAAGTTGATGTCAACTATATGTATGATTAGGAGGAAATATGAATGACAAAATCAAAAACTTTATTAACGATCATTACATCTCTGTTCCTATTTGTATTATCCTTTGTATCATTGCCTGTATATGGTTCTACGCCGACAGAGCAAGTAATATTGACACGACAGGAATACAACGTGCTACAACAGAAGTTGATAACGCTAGACAATACAATCGACGAGCAGTTGAGAATAATCGACGAGCTAGAACAGCAATTGAACATAGCCAAGATGTCAACGACAGAATCGAAAGAACAATTACTCGAATCGATGAATCTAATTAAAGAACAGAGGGCGCAATTAATCGAAGCCAAGAACTCATTGGAGCAGCAAGAGCAAACGCTAACAATGCAAAGCGAATCGTTGGCGAAAGTCAACGCATACTTAGAGATGCAGACTCGCGAACTCCAGAAAGTAAAGATGCAACAACGGAATAGTAAGTTACTTAACATCTTATTAGGTGGTGCTGTTGTATATCTAGCGGCCAAGAATTGAGGTGATCCATACATCTCCTGAGCATGAGCAGGTGGACTCATGGATTGATAGCAAATGTAAAAAAGACCTTACCAGGATATAACTTGGTAAGGCCTTTTTTTATATTTAATTTATTGCATACAATCTAAAAATATGGTGTAATTATGGTACACAAGAGGAGGTGGATTAAATGCTGAAAATTCTTAATTGTAATCCACATTTTATGAGGGACCCGGTGCCCGTGTCGAACTATGCTTCAGCATGGGACGTAATATGTTCCATGCAAAGGGAATTAGGTCAAGGGATACTTGCTGTTGACAGGGAGGCTTGGGAAGTCTTGGGATTAGCTGAGCATTTCCCTGAATTTGTTTGGAGAGAAAATGTAAAAACGGTCTACATTAATAGCGATAAATCGTTACTGATTCCTGCCCCAAGGAGATATTGTAGATCTAATGTTTTGAAGCTTATCAAATTCTTTGGACTTCACTATTCTATACGAGAAATATAAATGTATATATGACATCATTTTGACATCATATTATATAAAAATATAGTGAAATATAAATAGATATGCCAGTAATCGAGCTAGATAATTGCTGTATTTATAAGTTTTGTGTGTGAACTTTAAATGCCACGCCATCTTGAGGGGGTGGTGAGCGTACGCTCGTGAGGGTTCAAGTCCCTCCAACCGCACCAAATATAAGGACCTACAGTTTACTGTAGGTCTTTTTTCGTTATATTTGATATTAAAATACATTTAATGAGTTTATCTTCTTTTTTAAATCTGAGAAGTGTTGGCAGGTTTTCACAATCCGTGTACAATCATAGTAATTAGTAATATACATTTATATATATAGTTTTCAATATGAGAGAAGCTTATGGTTTTTAATTATGGTGAGACATTACGTATCCGAAGGGATCTATATACGATTTTAGGCAAGATACGCTACATTGATACTCATGGGAAGATATGGTATGAGTATAAGTTAGTCAAACATAGTAATAACAAGGCATTTTGGCTCAGTTGGGATAAGAAGCGAGATGCGTACCAGTTTTCCAAGTTGTGTGGAAAAGTACTACCAGCCGATATGAAACTTGTAGATAGTGGTTATGAGATGGTAACGGGCGCTTGGGGTGAGGTAGACGTAGGTACTACTGATACTGCTAAATATAAAGAGTATGAAAATGCTGATGGTACTGCTACGTTTTCTGTTCAAGAGTGGGCTTTTGAAACGGAATATTCAAAAGGCTTTTACATTAATAAAGAATACGTATCTGTCGAAAAGGATTCAGAGGTAACCGAGTCTATTCTAGATAAAATGGATACGATTAAGAAGCTAAAGTTCATAGGACCAGTCGGTTGGATTTTGGGGAACTTACTACTTTATATGCCAATCTTTGATATAAAAATATTGAATGATGTACGTGATGTACTTACATGGCCTTATATAGTAGCTGGGAGTATAGTCCTTGGTATCATTGTGGCTTGTGCTTTCATTATTTCGAGAACTATGCGTTGATGAAAACACATCGGCTATTATTGTTGACGGCTTTTTTTATATAGTGCTGTTCACTGTGCTATGAGCTCATCATAGGTGCTATTAATTTCTATATTTCGGGAGATACGGTCTGGGTAATACTCCATTATTATTGAATACTATATAGAAGCAACAAAAAATGGCGTTAATACGCCGTTTTTTATAGAAGGAATATATGAAAAAGAAAAAAATATTATTAACAATATTTTCACTAGCGATTTCAGGGCAGCTTGGTTCTGCTGCAAATCTACAAGAACCAGTTAAAAATATAAATGTAGGTATTGTAAGTGATATAAATTCAACAGAAAATTTAAAGTTAGAGCGGATTGAGGTGATTCCTGGTGCTTTCAAAAATATAGTGAAAGATAGTGTAGGAAATCCAAGGAAACTTTCAATTGAAGAACTTGTGTTGTTAAATAGAAAAGAAGAAGAGCATTCTATTCAGCGACTAAAAGAATCAGGAAAAGCTGATTTTGGAAATCAGTATAAGACGTTTGATATTCTTTACAATGATAAGGATGAAAAGTCGCTCAAACAAATCAAAAACTATAATAATGAAAAAACACGTAGTCAAGGCTATTTCATCGGAGGTCGAGACAAACCATTACGTGTCGTAAGTCCATATATGAAAAAGAATGGTCGAGGGGAAGTTAAATTAACAAATTTAGTTGATACTTCCAATTATCGGACGCGTGCGGATAAGAATGCAGCAGATGAAAAGAAACTTCGAGAATATTTAGATAAAAATAAAGGTAAAAGTCACGATTTATATACGGCTAGGTCTAAAGCTGAGATTAAAGAGTTCTTAGAAAGTTTCCTTAAACCCATAGAGTTAATTGAGTATCCTATCAATGATCCTAAGGATTATAAGGTGATTTCTACAATTCCTGGTTTTCCTAAAAGAATACCAAGTTTTGCTAAGAATATTCATATGCATAGTAATCCAGGATTTTTGCAAGGCGGTTCACATATACAGCTTGCATTTGGCGGTACGCCTGAGCAATTAGAGTCATATATTGATGAAGCACGTATAAACTCCAAATTAGTTATTTCCAAATCTGATTTAGAAAATGTATATGTAAAACAATATGTTGATTCGGATATGACACATGCGGATACTTTAGCACAATTATTGCCTAAATCAATGGTGCTTGTTGAAAGTACAACGGTTCCTATGGGGAAATTTATTAAAAATAGATTAGATAATCCTATTGATAAAACTGTTGATGAATTATATGAGTTAGAAAACAAAATTTTGACTGAATTTAATAAGGTTAAGATTGATGGTGAAGATAGGGATGCAAAGTTTAAGCGGTATGTAGAGACTCGTAAGCGCGTAGAAACTGAGCGAGATAAATTAAAACCTAAACAAATAAACCAAACCAGTTTATCTAAGGATGAATCATATCCAACTTATACGGAAGCTGAGAATCGAAAACTTCAGAAACAATATTTACATAGATTATCCTTTAACGAAGACTCTGTAAATATACCTGATGATTATGTGATTTATTTATTTGATTTTGGTGGAAGTTGGAATCATCCATATGCGCTGGGAACTGCAGTCAGCCCTAATAAAGATTATATAATTTATTTTTGCCAACAAGGTTAA